GAACTTGCCCGGACATGTATCCCGGTCGATCCATTGTATGTCACGGTCCCGCCACGAGTCACCACGGATTGCAGCGTGTCGGACTCGCTGGTAAGGTACCCGGCCGCGCCGACAACAGACAGAACCCCATTACTGGCCGCGTTGCGTTCTGCGTCGGTCGAGTACCCAACATCGTCCGCGAAAAGGCTGAGGTTCGTCCCCCACGTGAAGTTGAGCACGCGCCCGCTCTTGGTGGCCGTAAACGCCGCCCCGCCCGTGTACGTCCCGGCGTTGGTCAGGCATCCAGATACCTTCGTGTTCAGAGCGTTGGACACGGAAAGTCCAACACCATCAGTATAGATCCTGTCCAGCGCGGATGTTGCAGCCAGAACCGAAAAGGATACGCCGCCCGCCATGTCCACGTACTGCTTGCTCGCGGCATCGTTGGTTTCCACCGGGGTCACGGGCACCCGCAAGTAGCCGGCACCGCCAAGGTCGATTGAGCGCGTATCGTTCGTGAGCACAAACTTGGATGCGGTCACGTTGACGTTGCTGATCGTAGCCCAGTCCATAATCCCGAGTGCGGCGATGGCCGCGGAACTGCTCAGGCTCGGCGCCGGGTCAATGTTCACGTCGAACACGCCCCACTGGTCGCGGTCGTTCAGATCAATGTACCGCGTGACGGCACCCCAGCCCCGCGTACATGACCGGAAGAAGTAGTTCGATGTCGCCGCGAAGTCAACGTACCCGTTGGCGTAGTACGCGCCCGCGAGCTGGTAGGTGGCCGCTATCGAAGCCGGTTGCCGCTCTGGCGTCCAGTGCAGCGTCCATGTGTAGTTGGTCCCGGCGTTGCCCGTGTAGGCGCTTCCCGCGTCGCTGTAGAGGTAGAACCGTACGGTAGGCGTAGACCACTGGTCAACGGCCAGCGTGCATTGCGGACCGTTCTGGTTGTAGAACAGAACATTCGTGACGTTTACAGCGTGGGCCTCTACGGTCAGCAGGGCCGCCAGCATGGCAAGTCGCAATCTCATTGGCGGTCTCCTTCATAACCATGAGTCTGAGTGCATTGTGAGTGACATACTGCGCTTCTTGAGCGTCCCCTCCAGCTTCGCGCGAGCGCTCTCGGACTCGTAGATGGCCTGATACTTCGCGTACTGGATAGGGTCGTAGCAGGGAAGATGCGCCATGCCGTGAAGCTCTGCCCGGACCCCGGCAATGAGGCCGTCCTGCCAGTCGGTCAGGAACCAGTCGGGTAGCACGTCGTCGGTGTTTCGGCATGGCAACAGGCGAGCCTTGACCGTCAGCCCATCGGTGACGGCGGTGCCGGGGACGTACCCGGGCAGGAAGTGCAGCGTGCTTCCGCTTTGGATCTCGTAGCCGTTGGGGTCAATTTCGCAATCATCGACCTTTACCCACTCGACGCGCAAGAGGCTGGTATCGTCTGGCAGGCTCAACGCGTAGTCTTCCTGGTCGGCCACGATGTCGTCGGCGTCCAGTTCGCCCACGTAGGCCCCGGTATCCTTGCAGAATCGCCGACACAGGTTGCGGACTGTATCGGCGATCACATCCGGGGACACGCCTTTGACCCATGGCGTAATGCTCGGCAACAGGTCAGAGTACGTGTCCATCTGCTATCCCTTCTTGGTCTTGGCCTTGGCGGGCTCCACGGGCTCGACACCGGTGGGCTCGTCGGCTTCGGGCTCGGTCTCGGGCTTCACGTTCACCTTCTTCAGCAGCTCGCTCAACTCCTGCTTGAGCGCGGCAATCTCAGCCTTGGCCGCCGAAAACGCAACGTGCAGCTCGCTGTTCAGTACCTCGATGCGGCCGCGCTGGTTCTCGACCTCGCTCATCTGCTCCGAGTGAACGGCCTGCGCCTGCTTGAACATCGGGTGATTCGCAATGTCTGCCGGAACCTCGGGCTCTGGCGGAAGCGGCTGAATGTTCAGAATCTTGCCATCCGCGTCGCACGCCTTGAACACGCCAACGTTGGCGATGTCCCAGTACGTGCCGGGGATGAACGGGTTGACGGTCCCCGTCTCCATGTTCCTCATCCACTTGCCCTTGACCGGTTTGTAGGGCTCGTCCATGACTGCCTCCTTCTTTGGGTTGAGCGGGAGCCGGGATCGTCCAGCCCCCGCAATCGTCAGAAACCGTTTTATTGCCATTCTCCCCATTTGGGTGTTACTGAGAGGCGGCGAGGACCGGACCTTCCGGGCCCCGCCAGTCACTCTGTTTTCTGTCGTCGTCACTTCGGTTAGCTCTTGGTCGAGTCGGACACGCTGAAGACCACCAGCCCCTTCGGGCAGCGCACCTTCCAGTCGTACACGTACAGGCCCTTGAGCACATCGTAGTGGCCGTCGATGTTGTTCTTGGCCTCAATGATCGACACGCGGTTGAGCTGGGAGATGTAGGAGATGGCCTCCATGTTCCCCGCCACGAGGTAACCGGCCGGAAGCAGGTTGCTCGTCATGGTCTTGAACCCGTTGATCATGCCGATCTGGTTGGTCCGCTGAATCGACTTCGGATCGCCAGTCAGCCCGGCGTTCTTGAGGTCGCTGCCCATCAGGGCGTAGCGCAGGTACGAGGGACCGACCATCCACAGTTGGCCGTAGCCCTCTGCGAAGTCGTTCTCTTCGAGTGCCTGGTAGGCCGCGTTGTAGACGTCGACCACGTTGATCTTGGTCAGCGCAACCGGATCGGCAGCCGTACCGCAGTCGATGTTGTTCGATATCTTGCCAGCCGCGAGCCCCATGTTGGCGGCATCGGCGCGGGTCACTACATCGGCCCAGAACGCCGTCTCGACCTGCTTGCGAACCTCGTACTGCAACTTCTCGATGTACGCGGGCTTGAGCATGAGGTGGGTCTGCTTGAGATCCACCGCATCAATCCCAATCTTGAAGTCCTTCGCACGGGCGACGGTCATCACGGTCTTGCCGGGGGCAACGAACGTGGTGGCGCGGCCTGTCGTGTTCTTCTTGTAGTCGGAGATCGCACCGGAGAAGTCCGGCAGTTCCGACACCGTTACCTGGTCGCCGACGTTCAGGAGTTTCGTGTAGAACTTCCCGGTCGTGACCTGGGCAAGGCGCTCCATCGTGCGCGTGTCCACGTTGAACTTGGTTTCGAACAGTTGGCAAATGGCCCCGTGATCGGCCCATTGCGGTGTGTTTTCAGCGGCAGCGACACTCATGGTGTAACTCCTCGTCTCTTGACTGTTGTGCCGCCGCCCAGCCGGTCTACTTCAGCCGGCCATCGAGCAGTGCGGCTTCGTATGCCTTCAGTTGCTTCTTCTCGTCCGTCGTCTGAACGTGATCGAGCTCGGTGACACGCTCTAAAAGCCGGTCGTAATCGGCCCTTCGCAGCGTCTGTTTCACCCCATCGGGCTTCACCGTCGTTGACGTTCCTGCCGGTCCAGCCATCGCGGCCAGTCCAGTAGGAGCCGATCCCGATCCTGCCGCACTCGCGGCGTCCGCGGCGTTCGCTCCCGAACCGCCAGGGTTGAGCGACTTCTGAAACTCCTTGACGCAGGCGGCGATAACGTCGGGCTTCCCGGTTCGGTTGTACCGATCTTCCCACGTCTCCGAGTACGGGTCGTCAGGATTGATCCGCATTCCGCCCATCGCCTTAAACCGAGGATCGTCCATCGCGGAGGTGGCGCCCGGCGCGAGCCGTTCGACCTCCATGCTGAAGATCCGCTGATTCAGCTCGGCCACGGGGTTGCTGTCCCCCGGTTGCGCGGCAGACTGCGCCGGGGCCGCTGGCTGCGCCCGGAGTGCGGCGAGGTTGGCGCTGGCCGTCAGGGCCTTCAGCGTCGGCTCGTCGAACTGCTCGGGATCAAGCCCAGCCTCAGTGTACGCGGCCTTAATGTCGTCCACCGTAACCAGCACCTTCGGCGGCTTCGACTTCTCGGGCTCGGCGGTCGGCCGTGTCTTGACTACCTCAAAGAGGGCGTCCTTCTCGGCCTGGAGCCTGTCCCGTTCCCGCTGCAACTCAGCCATTCGCTGGCCGCGCTGCCCATCGCTGTCGCGGAGTTTCTTGGTCAGGTCTTCGAGCTGTGCCCGAAGTTTCGTGACCTCGGCTTCCGGTTCAACGGCCGCTGCATCGCCTGTCCCTGGGGAGGCGGTCTGCGTATCCACTTCGCCTTTATCCGTTGGCTTGGCATCACCAGCAGGCGCGGGCTCGGCATCGGCCGCTTGCGCGGCTTCGCGGAGCTGCTTCTCCTGCTCGTCTACCGCTGCCATTGCTGCGTCGAGTGTCGCATCGTCACTCACGGTTCTATCTCCTGCTTGCCGGGTTCGCGGCCTTTCGGCGGTTCGCGCGGCGTTATCCCCCGATTGTCTCGAACGGGACGAATGCCGGGGATGCCGCATCCGCGCCCGCAAATTCCAGAATGTCTGTTAGCGCCTCCACGTAGGTCTCGCTATTCTCGTGCCCGCGCTGTCGATTCTCTACATCCAGCTTGTCTCGATTCGCCCGCAGGTAGCGCAGGAACTCGGAGAAGAGCGGGTCCCTTCTCGCCGCGTCCCGTACACGTTCCCTGAACTCCCGCCCTCGATCATCGGTCAGTTCTTCGAGCATCTCTGCCACTCCACAAAGGTTGCGGGCACAGGTGACGATCCGGCGTCACTCGGGGTATGAGCCCAAGCGGGGAACCAACCACCCCAGCCCGCCACTAATCTAGTCAGCCATCGTCGCGCCGGTCTCGTCCACGCGCCACTCGCTGTTGGTCTCGTCGTAGGTGACGAGGCACACCTCGCTGATCGTGTCGTTCGTCACGAGGCACACCATCCCGTTCTTCGGGTTCTGGATGGCCTCAACCTGGGCCACGGTCATCGGGGTAAACTGCACAATGCCAACCGTCAGTACCTCGTAAAATGCCATGATCGTTCTCCTGTTACCGTTTTTCTGCCTTCTTGTGCCTTATGAACCCAACACCTACCACCGGTTGTGTACCCAGTCAACAACTGTCGCGTTTTTTTACGTAACTTTTTTTGACAGTTTTTCCGCCCTACCGCACTGCCACCACTACCACTATCGCGATGATCCCAGCCCACAGCAGGATTGCCAGCGGAATGGCAACGGCCAGGCCGTACCAGAAGTCCAGCCCTGGTAATCGCTCGTTCATTGCGCGATCATGGGCATTTCGACCGGAGGCACCGCCGCCCGCTCGGTCGCCCGCATCCTCATTTCAAGCTCGGCCATCTTCACCTTGGCCTCAATCTGCGCCGTCTCGGCCTCGATCTTGGCAACTTCGAGTTTGGCCTGTTCGGCGGCCGCCTTCGCCTCCGCCTCGGCCTGCTTGGCCTTCGCCTCTGCCGCTTCGGACTCCTGTTGGCCCTTCTGCCGTTCCTCGATGCGCCGTTTGACCTCTTCCTCGGGGGGCAGAATCTTGGCCGTATCCACGACGGACAGCCTTGCATACTCGCGCATGGCGGCGTCCAGCGGCTTCGGCCCCCACATCTCCATGATGGCCGGGCTCGCCAGCTTGGTCATAAAGTCGTCGATCTTCGCCTGGTTGAGCTCGGCCTGGAGCAGCCCGATGGTCGCCCGCACCGTCACCTTGCAGTCGCCCTTGATAGACTCGCGCGGGTCGTAGATCATCTTGATCGTGTACCACTGCCCAAGCATTTCCTCAAGCGCGTGGTCCCCGGATTCCAGCGATTCCTTGAGGCTCATGCTCGCGGCCTTCAACAGCCGGTCCAGTCCGCCAACGGTCTCAGCCGCACCCCGGCCCTGGTCGCTGCCGTACGCATAGGATGGGACGGTAATGGCGTCCGCCTCGTTGCTGGCCCATGCGTCAATGGCTATCATGCTCGCCGACCGGTCGGGAACGAGGAACACCTTGACCGGATCGCCCTGCATCCCGAGTTTGCGCTGCACAATGAACACCTTGCCGGCGTTGGCCTCGGTCATGTTCTTCCGCTCGTTCTCTGGAACCTGCGAGAAATCGACCATCCACATGGCATCACAGGACAGGGCCATGTTCTTGCACATGCTGCGCACGGATGCGTTGGCAATGTCCTGCGGGGTCTCCATGAGCTTCGGGATACTGCGCCCATGAATGCGGCCCGGAATCCGCTTGAAATGGCCGTAGTGGTAGATGCTGTCCCCGTTGGGGTTGGGGTTTGGCATGACCCAAATGGCCTTATCGCCACACCAGATGATCTGGAAAGGATAGTCCTTGTTCGGGTCAGCCACTTCTATACCCTCGGCCAAAAGGTACGTCCCCGGCACGCGCCCCCACAGTTCACGGCAGGAGAACCCGCCCTCTGCGTTGCGGTACTCCGGGTCTTTGCGCTCAAGGTCGCGCCGGGTGGCGTCGGTCGAGTCGTCTGGTTCCTGCCGGCCGCCCTCGTTCGTGGTAAGCAGTTCATCTATGGCGTCTTTCCGTGCGAACGGGCTCCCGCCGTCGCGCAGTTTAACGAGGTCGTCGCGCGTCATGTTCATGGTCTCAACGTGCGGCCCGCCGTTAGGGGTCATGGCGTTCGGCGAGGGGTAGCAGTCAAGCGGGTTCGGCGTGGAGGCGGTCAACATGGCCTCCTCGGTCATAATGGGCTTGTTGCCGTTCCACTTCTGGCGCATCGTCAGTTTGACGTAGGGGCCTTTGTAGATCCCCGTGCCGAAGGTCGCGTTGTAGCTCCGGTACTGCTTGCGCACGTCGGGGAAGTTGATCTCCATGAGGTCGTCAAGAATGGCCTGGCGCATGGCGTCCGCCTTCTCCTTGGCGGCTGACTCGATCTCGGCCTTCATGTCCTGTTCAAACTGGGCGCTCAGTTCGGCCATAACCGACCTGATCTGCTCGGGAGTGGTCAACTGTTGGG